GGTTGTGGGTCTTCTTGTCCTCGCCGTCCATAACGTACAGCTGCATGGCCTCGTTATCGAGGACATAGGCGTAGTTAGTGCGGGTGGTTTCGCCCGAGGCGTAGCCTTCGATCTGGTCGAGGGTCGGGTCGTACATGAACTCACCGATGCCCTGGAGGCTGATCGTGCCAATCGACACATCAAAGCCCTTGGAGAAGCCAGACTGGGTGTAAAGACCCTTGGAATGGACTTCCTTTTCGAGCTTCTGGAGGAAACCAGAACCGCAGACAATCGTGCCGGGCTTGCCGCCGAAGCGGGTCAGCTGGCGGATCTCGGAACGGAGGCCGTCGATGATGTTGGTGGCGCCGCTGGTGTACGTCCACTTAGCAGCGCGGTTGCGCCACAGGGGGGTCGTAGCGCGGTCAATACCGCCGGTGGTGCCGGTGGCATTGAGGTCCGTCGCACCAGTGATCGAGGCGTCAGGGCGGATGTAGGCCGAGATACCAGCAAAGACGTTAGCCTGCTGGGTACCATCGAGCCAAAGCATCGTGTTGAAGCCACGAGCCCAGCCTTCCGACATATCATCCATCTTGGCCTTCAGAATGTTGGTCAAGACCGTGATATCGCGGTTGGAGTGCTTGGAGGTAGACTCGCCAGTGGCAGAGTCGGTGACGGAGATACCGTCATGCTTCAGTTCCGTGAAGGTCACGGACAGACCGGCGTGCAGTTCCGCCCAAGGGAAGCGGATACGCTTCGTATTGGCCGGGTTCTGGTAGCTCACAGTCTGGTTATGGGTATAACCCTGAATGGAGGTCGTGTAATCAAACACGATCGGGAGGTCGATATAACCCTTACCGCCAGGGAAGGTCTGCTGGCGCTTCGTGAGAAGGTTGAGCAGGGGCTTATTCTGGATGGTTTGGGCCATAGCGTCGCCCTTGACGTAGAAATCAAGTGCGGAGTTGGCGATGTTTTCAAGTTCGCCGGTGGTGAAGGCCATGGTGTATGGTGGTGGTTAGGAGTTACTGAATGGCTAGTCGGACCGCATCCTCGAGAGAACGTGGCACCGGTTTCGCGCTGGCGGACGACATGGAGCTGGTGGGATTGCGGAGTCCGATTGAACGCCCAGAAAGGGGCCGGAGCCGAGCATTTACATCGGCGAGCGCGCGCTTGGCGAACTCGACGGCTTCTTGCGGGGTACTAGGCTGACCATTCTGGATGAGCACCGAGGCTCGCTCCATTACCATCTCGTATTTCTTGGACCAGTCCGGATCTCTGGCCTTCTCAGTTGCCTCCCAGCCAGTAACTGCATCATGGATCTGCTTGCGGCTGATCTCTTGCTGGTGCTGTTGCTGACGAACCATCTGGTCCTGCTGACGAGATTGCTCAAATTCTTGCTGCGCTTTGAAGCGCGCAAGTTCTTTGGCAGACTCGCTATCAATGAAGCCGTCATCCAATTTGGATTTAATATCCTCTGGGAGCGCGTCGCCGGTAAACTTGGCCAAGCTATCGGCGTGCGCTTTCAAGGCCTTGTAGGCCTCGATTGGATTGTTCTTCATCAACGCCATGATGCCCATACCTTCGGCCATTTCCTCAGGGGTGAGGCCGTTGGAGGTCATGAACGTGGTGATCTTGTCGTACTGCTCTGCCTTGGGTTTCATGGCATCGCGTTCGGTGATCATCTCACGCCAGCGTGGATGGTTGTGGAATGGCAGCTTTTCGGCCTGCTTGCTGGGGTCTACCTTCTGCTTCTGTGCGTCCTCGCCAGTAGCATCGGCGTCTTTCCCTTCGGCAGTTTCCGTCTGCTCCCCCTCAGTGGACGAGGCTGAGTCAGGCTTGCCCTTGTTGGCTACGCTTTTTACAACGTCCAATAGGGTGGCCTTCTTCTTAGCGTCCGTGTCGCCCGCAGCAGACGGATCTGCGGAAATATTAGCGTCTGGAGAGCCCTGCTCAGCCTGTGACACATCAGGCTGATTACTCTCAATAGGCGCAGTTTCCTGCGTCGGTTGTAGGTTAGTGGGCTCGGACGACGAGTTCGAGTCTGTCTGGTTTAGCGTCTCTGGCACGTTGGTATGTTCGCTCATGGTGGGAAATTGTCAATTACGGACTTAACTCTCCGTTGCTTACCTGATTGCCGCCGGCCATCTCGGCTGGGCTGGCTGCATGGCCACCCATAGGATGACCCGGAGCCTGAGCCACTTGAGGGCCAGGAGGCGCAGGTTCAGCAGGGTTGCCGGCTCCGTTTCCTTGCTGCGCCTGAAGGTTGTCGTTTTCCTTGGCGGCGTTCTGGGCGACGATAGACGGCAGCGCAGCCTTGATGGCGTCGGTCATATCTATGTTGTCGTCCATGCGGCGGATGGCCTCCTTGGCCAGCCAAGAGGGGTCAATGCCGGGGATCTGGAGAAGGGTGGGGGCAAGACGCTCAAAGTTGGCAATCTCGGCAGCCTTATTCGGACGGCCGCTAGACCCTGCCTCTACCTCAAGCATCAGGTTATCAGAGATTTCCTGAGCCGACAGGGTAGGCCAAGAGGCACCTGGGCCGGCTACTTTCTGGACGGACTGGGGGTCCATCATGGTCAGGAGCACTTGACCCGAGGAACGGCTGAGCTCGGTCAAGAACTCGTCAAGGTCGTCCACATTGGAGCCCATGGCCGTTTGGCGGCTAGACTCGGCAACGGAGACTTCCGTGGCCGTAGAGCTTCCAGTGCCGCCCATATTGGCCTCCTGAGAGCCGATGACGCGGTAGATATCCTCCATATACATCGAAACATCGTAAAGCGATGGGTCGATCGGGATTGGCATTACAGGCTGAAGTACGTCGCTAACCTTCTGGCCGGGCTGGATAGCCTGAAGCTGAATGACTTCATTCGGAGCTCGGTCGATCAGTTTGCGCACATCCGACTCAGACAAGGCGCCAACAGGCGTCACATAGAGGGGCCGGTTGGCGTTTCGGTGCTCACGAAGGCGCTGGCGGGCCAGATTGTATTCGCGCTGTATCGGGGTGAGCAGTCGGACGTCGGACGGAGGGTAGATCTCCTTCTCGTTTTCAACCTCGTTAAAGGTGAGCACGAAGAACGGCCAAAAACGCTTAAGCTTGATTTCAGGGCAGCTAGGCTCCTCAAGGAACTCAGGGTAGCCGTCGGCCATGACATATCGCATGCCATCTCGCTTGTTGTAGATTTCCCACACTCGGGCGAGGTTGCACTCATCGCTCTTATCCTGACCGCCCTGAAGCCGATTGAGCTGATCTTCGTGGCGCGTGTAGGTCTTGCCGAGATCTACTCCGTAGATTTCCTTAACTTCATCGACGTTCAGAATGAACTCCTGGGCTACCCAGTCTGCGCCAATGAAGCCTTTAAGCTGCCGGCACTTGGTATCGACGATAATCGTATGGGACTGCGGGAAGTCAAAGACCATGCCTTCGCTGGCGATAATGTCGTCACCCTTCTCGGAGATTTCGTGAAGAAGTATCTTAAGCTGTTCAGCACGAGCACTATGTTCGTCAAAAATCTTATCTGTCTCATCCGCCATCAGGCGTTCGAGAGTCTTTAATTCCTCAGTAATATCAGTGATTTTCTCAGTATCTTCCGGGCGCTTTTCCATCACTCGATGGTAGCCGATCTTGACGATACCGACGCCAGTGACACAAGTGCGGCGGACGAGCTGCTTCATCTGACTCTTGATATCCTGATCTTCCATTATGTGATGGAAGATGATTTCTAGCGTGCGTGCGACCTTCTCAATGTTGCTGCGCTTCATCATGCCTTGGCCGACGTCATCCATCAGGGCCATGGCCTGAGGGTCTGGCATGCCGGTCTGTTGAATGGCAATCTGATTGGCGGTCTGCGCAGCCTGAAGATCGCCAATTTCTTCCGACCAAATCGCGAAGTCCATGGTCTTGCGGCGCTTAGCCACAGCCTTGGGGTTCTTTGCGTAAAGAGACGCGACCTTTTGCTTGATATGGCTCTGCACGATATTTGCGACATATCGCTCATCGTGCTCAGTCGGATACGGCCACTGTTTGCCCATGAAGAAGTCCATGTCCTGCTTCATAGTTTTGTGCGCGCGATCCCAGTGCTTCTTTGCGCGGATTATCTTGTCCTGCCATTCATTGACTAGCGCCTTGCTGGATCGGGTTTGCTCCGGGTCGGGCTTGCGGATAATACCAGACGCAGGCTTTTCCTGCTCAAAGGGCTCAGGAAATTTGCTCTCGTTAGGCTCGCTTGGTTCCATTTGCTTAAAGTGTTATCAAGACCAGATATTTTTCAACCTGTTTTCTCGCCATGTCATCGTCTTTGTGGCCTGCTTGACCCAAGCCAACGATCCCCACGCCGGCCCACCCTGGACAACCTTTTCAGGAGATGCCGCAACTTGGAAGTCTAGTCCCATGCCAATATGCGCAAGGGTATCTACAAAGTCGTCGTGCCGAGCAGCCGGAAACTTTAGCAGCTCGTTTTCCGCCTCAGGCCACCAAGTCGCAAACTTCGGGAAGAATACCTTGCCCATAGCCATACGGCCGCGGATGGACTGAGCTCGGCTTTGCTTGTCCTTTACAGGAGTGACCTCATCTATGGAGCAGTAGATCTTTTCTTCGTGCATGCGCTTGCGCAGGAACGGACCGATTGCCTTAGAGATATGACCCTTTTCAGCCATCCATAGCAACGGCTTACGCCGCTTCATCATTTCTAGCATGCCGTCGCAAACGGTGTCAGTTTGGGCTCGGCGCCAGAATATGTCCGGAAGGACCCATATATTGTCCTCCTCGTCCACACCCACGCACATCAGGACCGTTTTATCGGCGTCCTGCGCAACCGATACAGCGTGGTCAGAAGCAGCATAAATCCTAATATTCTTCGGTATTTTATTGGGGCTATCATAAGTTTTGAGCCAATCTCGCTTAAAGTAATCGCCGTCGTCAGGGGTAGGCTGGCCTTGGTAAAGGGCCGAAAAACCTCGTGCATTGAGCCGCTTTATCTTTTCCAGCACGTCGATCGGAAACTGATCAGGCCACAAGGCTTCCCCTATCTTGCGCTTCATAGGGTCCCCTTCGACGGCTATGGCCGGAAGGGCTAAAATATGCCAATTTTCCGCTTCTTCCTTGTTGTAACAGGGGTTTCGAGGGTCAATCAGCCGGCCAATCAAGTCATCTTCGTGCCATCGGGTCATAATTATGACCACACGGCCACCAGGCATCAATCGGGTCATGGCCGCCTCAGTAAACCAGCTCCACATCTTGTCGCGGACCGATTTACTGTCCGCTTCTTCACGGTCTTTGATAGGATCGTCAATAATTAGCAGGTCGGCGCCTCGTCCAGTCAGGCCACCCCCACGGCCGACGAACTTCATCAGGCCTCCTTCTTCGGTTTGGATCTTATCTGCCGATGCGCTGCCAGCCCGGAGCTTGCATAGCGGGAAAACTTGCTGAAAAGCCTGGCTGCGCATGGTTTCTCGCACAGAACGGCCGAAATCTTGAGCAAAGTCGTCGTTGTAGGTCGAAAAAATCAGCTGCCGATAGGGGTCACGGCCCATAAACCAAGCTGGGAAACGCCTACTTGCCAGCTCAGACTTGCCGTGGCGTGGCGGCATCGTGATAATCAGGCGAGGCATGCGGCCTGCCTCCACTTCCTCCAGCGCAGCGGAGATTACTTCGTGATGCTTTGCCGGCCGATAGCGAGAAAGAGAGGTGTCGTCAGGGTTGGCAGGGTCTGGCATCGTAAACTGGGTAAAGTCTATGATGCTACCCCTTGCCTTCCTGAGACGCAGGAGGCGCTGCGCAGCAACTATCTGCTGCTGCATGTCCTCCTGTTCTTCAGCCATTAAACAGGCTGGGCAATACCACGCTTCGTGAGCTCGGCGTCAATCTCGGCGCGCGTCGGCTTGAGGATCATAGGAGCTGCGGTCCGGCTGAAGCCGGGGCGCGAGAACTCTTTGATGCCCAGGCACGTCTTGCCGTCGAGATCAAGAAAGGCAGCAAAGCCTTTCGGGATCACGATCTGGCGCAGGGTCATGTCGCGAGGGGATGGTTTAGGTGCGGGGGTGGTCATGGTAGGAGATTAGATAGGGGCCACTTCGGCATAATAGCCGCCGGAACCGTTGGAGTAATAGTTACTACCCATGCCATCCGGGCCGGCGATGTAGGTTCCGTAAGGCAGATACTGCGTTCCGGTAGAGCTCCAATAGGT